ATCTGCGGCAGACGATCACGACGGAGGTGAGACGGGATGGGAATGACGTGACGGGCGTGGTGGGGACGGACGTGGGATATGCGCCTTTCGTGGAGAAGGGGACGGCGCCGCACTGGCCGCCGCTCCAGGCGATTGTGGAGTGGGTGCAGTTCAGCGGCAAGTTCGGTCCGATCGGGACGGAGGATCTGGGAATGGCAAAGTCGATCCAGAAGCGGATCGCGCGGAGGGGGACGAAGGGAGCGTTTATGTTCCGGGATGGACTGGCAGCGGCGCGGAATACGGTGTTGGATATTCTAGGGCGCGCCATCGAGCGCGTGATGAGGCAGTTCAAGTAGAGGAGGTGAGCGATGCCAGAAGGAAAACGGGGATGGGACGAGACGGAGAATAGCTGGAGATACCGTCTGGAGGACCCGCAGGGGTTCGTGGAAGGTTCATTTTGGACGAAGGAGATCTCCAATGGGGTGAATCTGGTGTTGGGGAAGTGGTCGGAAGATGGGCCGATGAAGGCGCAGGCGGTGGTGTTCTCGAAGGAAAAGTTCGAGAGAAGGGAGGCGGCGCAGGCGTGGCTGGATGAGCACGCGGAGCTGACGGAGAAGACGGTCCAAGCGGAGGAGGCGGTGACGTTGTTCGCGCCTTTCGTGAAGGTGGACGAGGAGAGGCGGATGGTGTACGGCACGGCGACGGACGAGACGCCGGACGCGCAGGACGATGTGGTCGATTATGAGGCGACGAAGGCGGCGGCTGCGGAGTGGCGGCGGTGGCGCAATGTGCGAGAGATGCACCAGGCGAGGGCAGCAGGGGTGGCCGAGGAGATCACGCTGGACGATGAGCGCAAGGCGCTGGATATTGGGGTCAAGGTGGTGGACGATGCGGCCTGGGAGAAGGTCAAGGCGGGGGTGTATAAGGGCTTTTCTATCGGCGGGCGGGTGCTGGCGGCGACGGTGGAAAAGGCGGGCGAGGCGGACAAGCGGCTGAGGCGGATCACGCAGTATGTATTGAATGAGATCAGCCTGGTGGACCGGCCAGCGAATCCGAACGCAACGTTCAGCCTGGTGAAGCGAGAGGAGACGATGGGACGAGGCAACGATGAGATCGGGGGAGGGGTGGATGAGAGATTATCTGGCGTGAGCGCCGAGCTGGGGGAGCTCCGCAAGGCGGTGGAAGGGCTGCCATCGGCGGAGGGGCTGGAGAAGTTGGCCGTTGAGGTGGCAGGGCTGGCGACGCAGGTCGCGGAGACCCACGAGCAGATGGGCGGCCTGGGAGGGAGCGTGGAGCGGACGATCAGCGATCTGACGAAGGTGGTCGGCGACCTGGCGCAGGTGGTGCAGGCGGTGGAGACGTTGGAAGAACGACTGAGCCGGGTGGAGAAGACGCCAGCGGGGATGGGACCGGTGCTGCGTGAGATCGGCGTGTTCGGCGATGGGGCGTTGGCAGGGCAGTCGGAGGCGGTGTTGAAGGGACTGCTGGCGGATGCGGACCCGGCGACGAGGGAGTTGATCGGCCAAAAGCTGACCGAGATGGGGATTCGAGCGGCGCAACGGCAGCCGCAGACAATTTCAAATCGTTAGAAGGAGAAAGGGAGATGGGAGTTCTACTCAACAATCTGAGCGACTTGACTGCCGAGGCGCTACAGGAGTTCAGGAAGGCAGTGCAAAATCCAATGCCGACGGAGGAGTTGCAGAAGGCAGGCATCACGCAGTCCACGGGGCTGGTGTGGTACGATCTGCAAGTACCGGCGAAGCAATTGTTTCCGGTGATCACGCCGCTGCGGAACAAGATTCCGCGTGTATCGGGCGGCGGTGGCACGGCGACAAACTGGAGGGCGGTGACGGCGATCAACGCGAACAGTCTGCGGGGGTTCGTGCCGGAGGGAAAGCGGAACGGGGCAGTGACGACGACGGTGGCCAGCCGGTCGGCCGCGTACAAATCGATTGGGCTGGAAGACACCGTGACGTTCGAGGCGGAGTTGGCGGCGGTCAACTTCGAGGACATCCGGGCCAAGACGGCGCAACGGCTCTTGTGGGCGACGATGATCGAGGAGGAGCTGGCGATCCTGGGCGGGAACAATGGGGTAGCGTTGGGCACGCCCACTGCGCCGACGGTGACGGTGATAGACGGCGGCGGGAGCGTCCCAGACGCTACGTACAACGTGATCGTGGTGGCGCTGACGCTGTACGGATATTTGGCGTCCTCGCTGAGCGGCGGTGTGGTCGGCCTGGTGAGCGTGGCAACGGTGGATGGCGACAGCTTTACGTATGGCGGCGGATCGAGCCAACAGTCGGCGGCGACCTCGACCGGGGCTATCGCCAATGGGGATGACAGCGCGATCCGGGCGAGCACGCCAGTGGTGGCCGGGGCGGTGGCGTATGCCTGGTATGTGGGCACAGCGGGCAACGAGAAGTTGGAGGCGATCACGACCATCAACTCGGTCGAATTAACTGCGCTGGCCGGGACGGGGCAGGCGGCCAGCGTGATCACGGCGGACAACTCGCAGAACGCCTACGCCTTCGATGGCATCCTGTACCAGGCGTGGACCAGCGGGTCGAACGCCTATATCGTCAACCAGGCAACGGGAACGCCGGGGACGGGGACGCCGCTGACGGCGGACGGCGTGGGCGGCATCAGCGAGATCAACACGTTGTTCAAGAGTCTGTGGGACAACTATCGGCTGTCGCCGACGGCGATCTATGCGAACGCGCAGGAGATCAACAACATCACCAACAAGGTGCTGGGGGCGACGGCGGTGCAGTTGCCGTTCGTCGCGGGGCAGGATGTGGACGGCGGGATCCGGGTGAAGGCGTTGTTGAATCGCTTTGCGATGGGGACCAGCCCAATGGTGCCGGTGGAGCTGCATCCATATATGCCGCCTGGGTTGTTGATGGCGTGCACGGAGCGGCTGCCGTACCCAGTGACGAACATTCCGAACGTGATGGAGATGAAGCTGCGGCGCGATTACTATCAGATGGAATGGCCGCTGCGCAAGCGCCAATATGAAACCGGCGTGTACTGCGATGGCGTGCTGGCGCATTACTTCCCGCCCTCGGTTGGTATCATCGCCAACATTGGGAACGGATAGGAGGTAAGCGATGGCGAAGCAAAAGGTCTCTAGCGGGGATACGGCGTTCCGGGTGATGGACGGCGGGACGACGGCCATCGCGCACGAGGGCGAGATCTACCCAGTGAACGGTGGGGTGGCGATGCTGCCTGGGGCGGCGGCGTGGGTGAGGGAGATGGTCGAGAATGGGCAGATCGCGCTGGAAGCGACGCAACAGGGCGGAGCGCAGGAGAAGTTCGACCTGGGCAAGGAGGAAAAGTGACGATGAAGGAGAAGGTAGGATTCAGGATCGGATTGAGCGTGGGATTGGCGCTAGCGGCGATTTGCGCGCTGGTGTTATGGCTGCGCGGAGAGCCGCAGGCGGCGCGGGCGGAGGCGATCACGTATTACGCCACGTCCACGTTCTTCGGCGGCGGGACGGGATACACGGCGACGGCGACGAGCGCGGGCGTGAGCGTGGCTGAGTATGGATCGGTGCAACTTCAGGTGCACAAGGCGGTCAGCGGGACGGGGGTATATACGGTGACGCCCCAGTTCTCGGTGGAGCCAGGGAGTTGCGCGAGCACGCGATACTGGTACACAGCGACTGAATACCGGATCGTGGAGTCATTCACGAATTACGCCAATGAGGTGACTGTGACGACGGGGACGGTACGGTACGGATCACAGAGACGGTGACGCCGGCCCTGTTGGAGATCGAAAAGTCATACGAGTTCATCGTTTCCGGCGACGATGTATTGAGGATATTGCCGGTATATGGGAACTGTATGCGGGTGGTGGTGGCATCTTCATCTAGCCGGTTTACGCCGACGGTTTACGCGCGAGCGGTGGACGTATACAAGTAGAGAATGGCGGATATAGCAGAGACCTCCGAGGTTGCCGACATCAGAATGTCGGTGTGAAACCTCGGAGGTCGTTGGAGGCGCGGGATGGGCTATTGCACAGTGGCGGATGTGCGGGCGCGGTTGGCGGCCGAGTTGAGCGACCGGGGCGAGGGTGATCTGGAGTTGGCCATCGAGGCGGCGACGGCGCGCATCGAGCAGGAGACGGGGCGAGTATTCGAGGCCGGGGCCGAGGAGACGCGGATATATGCAGCGATCCGGGATGAATATTGCCTGGTACACGACCTGTTGAGCGTCTCAGGTGTGTTGTGGGAGGGCGTTCCCGTGGCGAGCGGCGATTTTTGGGGCGTTCCGCTCTATTCGCCACTTTGGATGGCTCTACGCGGCCCGTGGAGGGCGGGAGATGAGGTCAGTGTAACGGGTGTGTTCGCCTATAGCGATCCGCCGCCCCACGATATATGGGAAGTGTGCGTGATGTGGGTGATCCGCACGATCAAGTCCGCTGACGCGGCCTACGGCGACGCGACGGCGGTGCCGGAATTAGGCCAGTTGGTGTATCGGAGCGCGATCCCGGCCGAAGTGCGGCGGGTGCTGGAGCGATACAGACGGGTGACGCCGGTGAGGTAAGAGTGGATGAGATAGCGGAGGCAATCGCGGGGATCTTGGGACTGAGCGAGGATCTGGCGCGGGTGTTCGAGCATCCGCCGGAGAGCGTGAGCGATTACCCGTGCGCGATAGTGCTGGAGGTGAACGGGCGAGAGGAGCGGGCGGGGATCGGCGGGCTGTGGGAGGCGAACGCGACGGCGCGAGTGTGGATATTAGCGCGGCCGCGGCGGAATCTGCCGGAGGACATCACAGCGGCGCGGCCGTGGGTTGGGCGGTTGTTGACGTTGTTCGAGATGCACGATGAGCTGGCGGTGGAGGAGGACGATGAGCCGTTGGGCGAGATCACGCGGCTGGCGTGGAAATTGGGCAATCTCGAATACGCAGGTATCCAGCACGCGGGAGTGGAGCTGGAGATCGAGATGCGCCTGGACCGGCAGGTGGTGTATGGATGTGGGCCGGTTGCAGTGGGATAGGGAGGCGGGGGAGCAGGAACAGGGAACAGGTTGGGCGGGGACTGGGTCGGGCATATGTGGAATAATGCTATCATTCGGACGTTCGATGTGTGATGTGATGTGATGCGTGTTTCTGGAAAGAGAGCGTCGGTTCAGCTAAGACGGGGTGATGGCCCTCTATTCGACCTGAGTGGATTGGATGCAGACGGGCGAAGCCGGGCGAATGAATTTTCGATGGCGCTGGCGGGAGATGCAGCGCAGAGTCCAGGATACAACGAGGATTGGAAGGAGATGACGCCCACCGGGCAGGCGGCGGTCGAGGGATCGCTGACGGTGTATTACAACGCGGGCGTGGGGGAGGTGGAGGAATATCTGTGGACGATGTGGCGGGAGCAGCACGGGGCCGAAGGGTGCGCAGCGCCGCAGTCCTATGCGTTGTACGTCGCGCCGGAAGGGGACTGCCCGGGCAAGGTACGGTATGTGGTCGAGGATGCTGTGTTGAAGACACTGGACTGTCCGATCAAGCCGGGGGAAGTGACGATGATCACGGTGACGTGGGGTGGCCGGCGGGTCAAACGGCTCAAAGCAGGGGCAATCATTGGGTGCAGCGCGGATGGGGTGAATCAGATTTTGATGACGCCGGATGTATTGGCAGCGTCACCAACGTGGTTCGATGCGGATCCGAATAGCGATTTGATCGGGGCGCTGGCAAACGTGGCGGTCTGCGGGCGGGAGGCTTACGCGACTACCTGGAAGGGCACGAATGCGGAGGATGCCGGGTTGTATTATTGCCCCGATATCACGGCGGCGATGACGGGCGATATTTCGTGGTCGTTGTTGGTATCCGAGGTGGATGCGTTCGCAGAGGCGGGTTATCTGTATGGGGCGGCTTCATTCGGAGCATTGGCGATGATCGGGCGTGCAGTATGTGCCGTGGCCCACTACAACGACATCGTGTATCGGGATGTGGAATCGCTCGCGTATATCGGCAGCAGCGGGGTCGTGAGTCCGGTTGGTTTGGGTCTGTATTCTGGGAAGTATTTCTATTGTAAGGGGATCCAGGACGGCACATTGTTCGATATGTGGGCGAATGGGGATGTTTTCTACATTGGCGGAAAGGCCAATGTGTCGACAGTGATCCGAGGCGATGCGGATGGATTCGCGGCGCAGGTCGAGGATACGGAGCTCAGTGATTTCCATTTTCGAGCTGTTGGCGGTGGATATATCATCGCGTGGGATGGAAAATTGTGTGGGCCAGATTGGACGTTGGACGTATTGACTACAGGGGTGGATCAATGCGGGGTGCACGTCGATGACGCCAGACGGCATTATGTGTTCGTAAAGAACGGTGATTTGTACGTAGATGGCGTGATGATGGCGGATGGCGCGGAGGTATTCGGTGGAACTATGGATGGGGGAATGGCGACATATTTGCCCCGGTCATCTGACGATTTGGTATGGGTGGTGCGCAAGAGGACGTTGTCGGCGGCGTATTGGGTGGTCGCATATTCACGGGACGGCGGTGTATCGTGGGAAAATAAGACGGGGAATATTTACGACGTATTGGGCGGGAACTGGGTCGGGCATATGTGGAATAATGCTATCATTCGGACGTTCGATGTGTGAGGTGATGTGATGCGTGTTTCTGGAAAGAGAGCGTCGGTTCAGCTAAGACGGGGTGATGGCCCTCTATTCGACCTGAGTGGATTGGATGCAGACGGGCGAAGCCGGGCGAATGAATTTTCGATGGCGCTGGCGGGAGATGCAGCGCAGAGTCCAGGATACAACGAGGATTGGAAGGAGATGACGCCCACCGGGCAGGCGGCGGTCGAGGGATCGCTGACGGTGTATTACAACGCGGGCGTGGGGGAGGTGGAGGAATATCTGTGGACGATGTGGCGGGAGCAGCACGGGGCCGAAGGGTGCGCAGCGCCGCAGTCCTATGCGTTGTACGTCGCGCCGGAAGGGGATTGCCCGGGCAAGGTACGGTATGTGTTCGAGCGGGCCGTGTTGAAGTCGCTGGATTTCCCGATCAAGCCAGGGGAAGTGGCGGTGATCTCGGCGACTTGGGGGGGGCGGCGAGTATGGCGGTTGCCAGTGGGAACGGTGGAGGATAATTTCAACCGGCCGAATGAGGGCCCACCGCCGAGTTTCTTGTGGGCGACGGTGGACGGTGATGGGTTGGCGGTGATAGGGAATGTATGCGGCACGGCCGGCGCGGGAGCAGCGCGGTGGCAGATACCGATGCCAACAGCGGATTGCTTGGTGTCGGTCGAGGTGAGCGATGTGGGAGAGGTGGGGAATTCGTGTGGGGTACACGCGCGCGGCGATGCGGTGTTGGAAGATGGATACCGGGTCGTGGCAGATACGACGGTTGATTCGATCACGCTATATCGAGTGGATGACGGGGTGATGACAAGCCTGGCGAGTGATACGCAGGCGGTGAGCGTGGGGGATCGAATGGGGATTCGGTTGGTGGGAGATACGATCAGCGCGGTATACCGGCGCCCTGAGGATCCAGATTGGACGACGGTGGTTTCAGATAGTGATGATACGTATTCTACTGCCGGATACGTTGGTTTGGCGGTGGATGGCGCGTTGCGAGTGGACAATTTCATAGCGATCACGTTAGTTTCAGTTTAGGGAGGTGTGAGATGAGAGTTTCGGGTAAAAAAGCGCTGGTGCAGTTGCAGTGGGGTACGGCGGAAACGCTGGATCTGAGCGGGGTCGGCTCGGATGGACGGAGTCGGGCGAATGATTTTCAGTTTACGATCTCGGCAGATACGGCGGAGGCGATTGGGTACAATGAGGATTACAAAGAGACAGTGGCGCTGGGTCAGTCGGCGGTGGAAGGTTCGATGACGGTGTTTTACAACGCGGCGGCCAATGAGGTGGAGGACGTGTTGTGGACGATGTGGGAGGCCCAGCACCAGGTCGCAGATTGCGGGGAAGTGGGAGAGTATACATTGGTGATTATGCCCGAAGGGAATTGTCCGGGAGCAACGGAGTGGGAGATCAGCAATGTGGTGCTGAAGACGCTCGAGTTTCCAATCAAATTCGGCGAGATCCTGGTGATCAATTTTTCGTGGTCCGGCTGGCAGGTGACGCGCAGCACAATCGCAGCGAGTTAGTGCGTGATGTACGTTGTAGTGAGACGGTTGCGATTGATACCATCGCGGCCGGTGGACAGCGTCGGTGATTCGAGTTTGCGGGCTGTGCGAGGAATCGGTCCAGACCGAGCGGATTTCAAGTATGAGGAGGAGGTGCGCGGTGGGTGATGTTAGACGGATGCCGGTGCGGTCGGCGCCGATCGAGTTGGAAGGGTCTTATGAGGGATGGACGGCGATGGTGCGGGTGAATATGCCAGTGGTGCAGTACAATGTGTTATTTGGCGGATCGTGGGCGGAGCGGTTCGGGGCGCTGGCGGAGGTGGTGTTGGAGTGGAATTTCGTGGATGATGAGGGAATGGAAATTCCAATCACACCGGATGGGATGGAGTTGCTGCCGTTGGATTTGCTGCAGGATTTGCTGCGGCGGATAGATGAGGCGGTGGCGGCCCCTTTAGCGGTGAGCAGGCCCAGTTGATCGAATGGATAGCGGTGGGGACAGGGTCTCCGCCGCCGTTTTGGTCCAAGTTGAAGATATGTGAGCGGTTGGGGTGGACGTTCGTGGAATACGATGAGCAGCCGGTGGATGAGGTATTGGCGGCGGTGCGGTTGTGGAATGTGGAAGCGACAGTGTGGAGATAGATTCCCGCTCTCCGCTTTCGCTGGGACAAGCTTTGCAGGAATGATGATCACATTTGGTATGGTGAGCAGCCAGTGGATGAGATTAAGGAGTAAGGGATAGTGGCGAACGTTCTCGAGGTTGCGATCACGGCGCGGGATCGAATGGCTTCCGGGTTAGGACAGGCAACGCGGAATTTGCAGACGTTCGGGCGTGCAGCAGAGGCGGCAGGGCGAGAATTGGCCGGATTGGCGCGGGCGGCGGGGCCAGTCGAAGGTATCCGCGCAGCGTTCGAGGGGCTGGCAAGTTCATCCGGCAAGTCGGCGGATGAGTTATTGGCGGCGTTGGAACGCGGCAGCGCCGGGATGGTGAGCCAGCGCGATTTGATGCAAACATACAATCGGGCAGCGCAATTGGTGTCTGTGACGTTCGCGAATGAGCTGCCGGATGCGATGGGGTATCTATCGAAGGTCTCAGCGGCCACCGGGGAGGATATGAGTTATATGCTCAACAGCCTGGTGGTGGGTGTGGGACGGCTCAGCCCAATGATTTTGGATAACTTGGGGGTGCAGGTCAGCCTGAGTGAGGCGACGGCGTTGGCGGCTCAAATGTATGGAGTCGAGGCTGAGGCGCTGACGAAGGCGCAGTTACAGGCCGGGATGATGAGCGTGGTGTTGGAGAAGCTGCGAGTTAACACTGCGGAGATACCGGATGTGACGGCCGTGGCGGCGGCAGGGATTGGGCAGTTCGATGCGGAGTTGCAGAACGCGAAGGATAATATCGGGACGGCAGTCTTACCGGTCTTGTCCGAGGCGTTTGGCGTGTTCAATGAGATGGGTGATGGCGCGCAGATGGCGTCAGTGGGGTTTGTGTTGGTGGGAGGAGCGGCGTTGAAGGCGGCGGGTGGGTTGGGCGGCCTGGCGACGGCTTTGGGGACGACACAGCTCGCGTTGGGAGCGGTGGGTGTGGCGGTGGCGGCGGTGATCGTGGCATTCAATGAGTTCAAGAAGGTGCAGGCGACGATCACGGACGGCGAAGAAGCGGTGAATGAGGCGCTGGGGGAGTTCTCGGTACGGGCAGCGCGGATGACGGAGGATGGGTCGGCGTTGAACGAGGTGGCGGAGAGCCTGGCGGACAGTATCAATGGGATGGGGCAGGCGATGGATGATGGCGGGATCATTACGGATCTGTTCATCGACCGGCAGGGGATTTTGACGAATGCGGCGACAGAGGCGGAAGCAGCGATCCGGGCGCAGGCGGGGAGCTACGAGGAATACCGGGCGGCGGTAGATACGATGAACGTGGCGCTGACGGCGACGGCAGCGACGACGCAAGTGGTGACGGACGAATTAGGGAATCAAATATTCGTGACGCAGGGGGCGACGCAGCAGATCCAGGCGATGTCGCAGGCTGAGTGGAACGCGATCGAGGCGGCGCAGATGGCAGCGGCGGTAAATTACGAGCGGCGGGAGGCGATGGAGGCAGCGCGAGTGGCGACGCAAGGGTTAGCGGAGGCGCAGGCGGCGGCAGCGGATACGGCGGCGGCGCAGGCGGGGACGACGATGTCGCTGGCAGAATCGTTGATGAAGGCGACGGATCAGCAGATTGCGAGTCGGTTGATCGGGATGTTGGATCCGCAGAAGATGGGAGCGGATGCGTATGGGAAGGCGGTGGCGGAGATTGGAACTTCGTTCGGGGTGATGGATGAACGAAGCATTGCGTTGGCATCCACGATGGGTGAGTTGGCATTGGCCATCGAAGCGGGTGTGATACCGGCAGAGGATGCGGATCAGGCGCTGCAGACGTTGATCGCAGATGCGAGCGATGGGGATGTGGAGATGGGGCGGTTGTTGGATACGTTCGGACGGGCGCCAGGGACGATCCGACCGGTGGGAACGGCGCTGCGAGATGCAGGCGGGGGGATGGCGAGTATCAGCGCGAATTCTCGGAATGCCATCGAGGGGATCGAGGGAATCGGCAGCCAGGCCTATTCCTCAGCGCCATTGGTAGATGGATTCGCACGGAATTTACGGACGACGCAGAGTAGTCTGGAGACGCTGGTAGCGGGATCGCCGTGGCGTTTGTCGGTGGAGGCGTCGTCTGGAGGAGGCAGCAGTGGCGGCGGGACGAGCGGAGGCGGTGGAAGAGGGGGCGGTGTGCAGCAACAAGTGACGGTGAATATGTCGGCGGCGGTGGCGGGCGGGGTAGACGTGGACGATCTGGCGTGGCGGGTGAGTGAGGTGATTGGGCAGAGATTGAAGTCCCAGTTGGCAGTGATGTGAGGAGGATGGGGTGTTGCAGCTCAGATTTGCGCGGATCGAGTGGACGGTGAGTGGGGAGATAGTGACGGTGACGGCCATTGCTCCCCCACTCGATGTATTGGAGTACGTATCGGCCGATCCGCGTGTGCGGACGGTGTGGACGCGCGGTGTGGATGTGGGTGAATGGCCGGTGGGTCACGAGGTGGGAAACGTGACGGAAACGTTGATCGTCTCGGTGCGCTGTGATGCCCCTGAGTGGCTGCGCATACTGCGCGGGGCGCTGGAACGGGCACGGTATTGGGCGGAGGGCTTCCGGCGGGATATGCACACGGTGATCCAGGTGCGGGATCCGGCGCGGCACGGGGTAAACGAGTGGTTCGAGGCGATTCTGTTTGGCGGGCAAGTGCACTTTGCCGACAGTGGTGGACGTACACTGCGAGTGGTACTGGAGCGCGCGCCGTATTGGTACGGTGCAGAGAGGCGTCTCCAGGTGATGAATTCTGGCACAGGCTGGGATTGGGCCGATCAAGCGACGATCTATAATCACGACGATGAGATGCCCGGGCATAACAATTGGGTAATGGTGGAGGCGCCGGCAGGGGATGTTCCTACACCGGCCCGGTTGTTGTTGACTAACACGTATGAACACGCTCGGCTGCGCCACGTGATGATCGGCTGGCACGACCGACCGGCAATGCTCGTCCTCGAAGGTGAGGACGCCTCCGGCGCGACGGCGCAGCCGGGGGTGGAGTATTCCAACGCTGCGTGTGGTATTGGATCGGCGTTCCGTTGGACCGTTCCCAACACGGGATTGGTGGATTACGTGGGGATGTTCCGCGTGCTGGCGTTGGGGAATCTGACCGGTGCGACGTGGCAATTGGCGGTGGGATACGAGCTGACCCGGCTACAATTGCTCAGGGAAGTCAGTGGTAGAAATGGGTGGACGGATCTGGGCGCAGTGATGTTGCCGCCGGGCGGATATGCACATCCGACACGTTACGATATGCGGGTGTGGCTGAATGGCAGCGCGGATGGGTATCTGGATATGCTACAGTTCGTGCCACTGGCGCAGTACCGGCGTGTACGCTTCGCTGGCTACAATGCCCAACCGGGGACGTGTATCGAGGACGATGGTTGGCGTGGCGAGTTGGTATATCAATTCGGGGAACAGCGCTTACCGATCCTGAGCGCGTGGGGTGATCCGATTCGGCTGTGGCCGGAAACGATGTTACCGCAGGCGCTCCCCGGGCCGACGCCGCCCAATGCGCAGATGTTGGTGTTGGCGTTGGAGAACGATGGTGGTAGGGCCGAGGCATTACGCACAGCGGCAGTGGAGGTATTCGCACGGCCACGCTATGCAATGTTGCCGTAGCGAATGGGCGAAGGAGTGAATGGACGATTTGCGGTTCGTGATCGAAACGGATTCGATGGGACGGGTAGATGTGACCGAGCTGGTACAGGCACACCAGTTTACCTCGCGCGTCCCAGGCGGGTGGTGGGATGCGCGGGTGACGGTGAATGCACTGGAACGCGACCTATGGCGGCTGGTGGATGGCTGGCCGGGCGGCTCGCTGGAGGTGTGGGGTGCAGGACAAGTGGTGTGGCGCGGCGACCTGGCCGGGGTGCGCTTGAGCGGGCGGCAGATCGTGGTCTCGGCGGCCGGGGCGGTGCAACGATTGGCAGACGCGGAGCTGTGGCGGGTGTTCTGTGACCCGGAATATGGTCGGTGGACAATAAATATCCAGGCGGAAGGGTTCAGTGGGGACAATAATAACCGGGTGTACCTGACGGCGGATGGGGTGGGATTCGCGGACGGGGTCGAGGAGACGGTGACGTATCCTGACGATGAAACGGTGATGGGGGCGGGGATCGTGCGAGTGGAGGGGCACGCGCTGGTAGAGGTCACGAGCGGGGCGTGGATCGTGGAGCTGCGGGATGATGTGGGGGCAGTGCTGTGGAGCACGACGGCGGCGGCAGACGAGGATGTGGCCGTGACGGTGAGCGATGCGGCCGGGCTGGTGTGGGCGTTGCGCAAGGATGGCGCTGGGGATGGGACGATCAGCGCGCGATTGACAAGTATACTGGTCAAGACGCTGCACCCAGCGACGAACAGCGACATCGCTGAGGTGTTGTTGGACGATGCAGAGATGGCGCGCAGGATCGATGAATCTGGGTTCGAGATGAGCCGGGCGATCTACCAGGGAGAACGCTCGACGGCGCTGGCGGCGTTGAGCGAGCTGACCGAGTTCGGCGATGGGATGACGCAGTGGGTGTTCACGGTGTACGACGACGCAGTGGGGATGCCGACGGCAGAGTTCCGGGCGTGGAGGAGCGATCCCGAGTGGCTGGTGCCGGCACGTGAATTAGACAGGCCGGAGTTGGAGTGGGCGCGGGATGACGTGTTCAATGCGACGCGGGTGCGGCTGCCGGATGGGTGGATGAGCGATTGGCAACTGGATACGGATAGCATCGCGCGATTCGGGCGGCGGGAGCGGACGGTGGAAGTGGCACAGATGGCGCGGGCCAATGCGGAGGCGCTGGCGAGGATCTATCTGGCGGATCACGCTTGGCCTGTGGCGAGTTTGCGGTTCGACATCCGGGCGCGCTGCCGGAAGCCGGATGGGTCGGTGTGGCCAGCGTACCTGGTGCGGGCGGGAGATATGATGGCACTGCGGGACGTGATTCCGAACCGGGACGTGATGATCCAGATCGCGGAGGTGGCAGTGTCGAACCGGGGCGTGCGGATCGCGCCGCGCGGCAGAGACGAGCGACTGGAGGTGGTACTGGCGGCGCTGGAGCAGCGGCGGAAGGTGGTGGAGGAGCGGTTGGAGGGCCAGGCAGCGATGGTGAGCAGCAATACGGCGGCGCCTGGCGGTGGTGGAACATCGGCCCACGCGCCGGTGACGTTGGGGGGTGGGTCTGATCCGGCGTTGGGGTTGAGTGGGCAGGAGCTGACGTTGGCGGATGTACTGACACCTGCGGAGCATACCGCAATAGGAAATGCTGCGCCACACCACGCAGCAATTACACTAGATGTGGATGCTGCGGCCATCATGGATGTGACAGGCCAGGAGATTGGCTTGGATGTGCAGGCTGCTGGGACAGTGCTGGCAGGCCCTCTGAGCGGCGCAGCCAATGAACCAACATTCAAGCAGGTCGCTGAGGTAATGGTTGCTGGTGGAGTTGGTGATAGGTTGTTCACGACCACTGATGGCTTACTCCTACTCGGCCCTGGGAGTCCCTGTGTGCCACAATCGTGGGTGAGCCTGCGGGCACAGACAGCGAAGTTGGTGGGTGCGTTCAACCAGGTGACGGGTCCCTGGGCCGAGACGCGGGCCTTGCGGTTCGAGCCTGCGGCCACCAATCTCGTACCAAACCCCAGCTTCGAGGTCAATATCACAGATTACTGGACGCTTGGTTTTAATACTTCTCGTACTCAACAAGCAGGCGGTGTGCGCGGCGACTATTATATGCAGGTAACAAAATTGAGCGCAGCAGGTGCGGCGGCATATCGTGCTGGTGCATACGCCAGCATCGCGGCAGCAGAGGGTGAGACATTTACCCTGTCAGCATGGGTGCGAGCAAATCTCACAGGAACAGCCACGCTGCGTCTCAGGTGGCTCAATGCAGGTGGCAGCTCGATAAGCTACAGCATATTTACGACGATTGCGACAGCCGAATCGTGGACATTGATGTCTGGTACTGCAACTGCCCCTGCTGGAACGGCCTACGCAAGCCCGTTCTTCTACTTCGCTACTACGTGTGACGCGGGTGATACGATAGACGTGGATGCGGTTCAATTGACCAAGACGGCCTATCGTTCATCGTATGTGGACGGCGACCAGGGCTACGGCTATGCCTGGACTGGCGCGGCGCACAACAGCACCAGCACACGCGCCGCGAACTACGCGGACTTGGACGCGCACGCGGCGATGCTGGAGGCAGCATCGTCAGCGATTACGCATTCGTTGTGGGTGCAATCTCAGTACGATTACGATAGTGAAGCCTGGCCGTGCGGAAATTCGTCGTCGAGCAAGGCGTACTTGTTCGATTATCGCGGTTCGAGCGACAGCAACAGGATGAGTGCGTATTACACGCCGTATTACGACCGTTTTCACATCATGGTGAACGGCACGGTGCTTTCGTGGCCCGCCGCTGCGTTCGGCGCTGGGGACTGGCTGCACTTGATGTTCATCGAGGATTACGCGAATAACACGTATTACATCTATCAGAATGGTGTGCGGTTGTCTAGTGGCCCACTCACTGCGTCGGTGCAGTCCGGTCTGACGGCGTGGCGGCTCGGCACGAACTACGCGAGTGATTCATCCAGTTGCGGTGGGTGGGCCTACGGCGAATACGCGGTATGGAATCGCGTGCTCGATGCAGAGGAAGTGGCAGCGGAGTACGCGAGCAAAGCGCCGCTGGTGGATGCGGGTGCGTTCATTGCGCCCATCGCGGGGCAATACGGCATACGAGTACCCATGTCGTATGCCAATGTGTCGAATCCGCCCACGGATGCGGAACTCACGGCGCAGTTTGGCGCGCAGCCTGATGGGTTTGCGTCCGCAATAGATGACAACGCGGCGGCAACGAACTGCTACTTGACGTTGCGCGCAAGCAGCGCGTGGTGGATATTTGCAGGATCGAAGGCAACGTAGTAAAAAGAGATAATGAGTTACTGAGGGGGTATCAGAGGAATAAAATGAGAATTCTGGCAATCACGTTGAGATCATTCGAGGAGCAGGCGCGGCGGATCGCGGGGGCGCGGGCGGATGTGGTGACCGCTCCCGGCATCACGGTGTGGCCGAAGGGGGTGTGGTACGATATGCTGATGATCTGGCTGCACCCAGCGGCGGATGGGCAGGCGTGGGTGGACGAGAACGGCGCGACTGTGTTGAGTGTGGAGCAGGTGCGAGACCTGCCCCTGCGGGATGCGGTGGTGTTCGTGGGGGCGTGCTATGGGACGGAGAACCGGGCGTTGATCACGGCGTTGTTCGAGGCGGGGGCGCGAGCGGTGATCGCCGGTCCGGGGCGGAATTTTGGTGGTCGGGATGGGCTGGCCGGTGCGGATGTGCTGGCGCTGGCGCTGCGCAAGGGGTTGGCGCTAGGACTAAGGCCGGCGCTGGCGTGGCGGCTGGCGCGGGCGGCAGGGCGGTTAGCCAGGCTGCGCGGTGCGGCGGGGGTAGGGGATGCATTGGCGTATGAGCTGATGCTCCGGGATGATACGGCTGCGCTGGACGGGTGCAGGCGACAATGGGCTGCGGTTATAGGATTCGTGATTATGCTAGTGACGTTATTGTTCGGGCAATATGCGACGCGGGAACTGATAACGTTCGATTCGCCGATTTCGCCGCCGCCGACGTCGCAGCCGACGTATACGCCGTGGTATACGCCGGGGGGATGGGGGTCGGCGCCGGAGTTTGCGACGCCGACGGTATGTGTGGGGGT